AATAGCGCATATAAAGGCAAATTTGAAGTGGTATTCAGAAACGCATTTCCTGTTGCTTTATCTGAGATACCATTCACTATTACAGCCACAGATAATGTTACACTGACGGCTACAGCCAGTTTTAAATACACATATTACGATTTCAAAGTCTTGACTTCATCATAATACGAGGTATACTTTTTGTTATGACTTTTGATGAACTCAAAGAAATGGTCAAAAAGGATATCTCTTTGGACGAGACACAACTCGACAAAGAATCCGCTCGTACCCCACAAATCCATAATAAGTATCTTCTCTTCTTCATGGAAGAGAAGTTGTCGCTTGCTCGTATGGAATCTGAATTGGCTGTTCTTCGCAAGAAGAAGTGGATGTATTTTAGTGGTAAGATGAGTCAAGAAGAACTTGATGATAATGGCTGGGAACAGTTTGATCTCCATATTCTAAAGAACGATATGGATAATTTCATTGAAGCCGATGATCAAGTAATCAAGCAGAAACTCAAGGTTGAATATCAAAGAGAAAAAGTTAACTACCTAGAGAATGTGGTGAAGATCATCAATAACCGCCAATGGAACATTCGTTCTATCATTGATTGGGCAAAATTCACTAATGGCCAGTAAATAAATACTGGTATATGTCTGACTTAGTGATTGAAGATTTAGATTCTGTTTATATAAAAGTCAATTGTGAAAGAAGTATTGCCAAAGAACTGAACCAATACTTCACCTTCGCAGTACCTAATTATCAATTTACTCCTGCTTATAAGAACAAAATCTGGGATGGTCAGATTCGTTTATTCAATTTGTTCACACACACAATCTATGCAGGATTGCTAGACTATGTAATCAAATTTGCTAGTGATAGAAACTATACAATCGAATATCCACAGCATTCTGATAAAAACTATACAGAAGAACAAGTGGCTAAGTATGTCGAAGAATTCATTCGACCAACTGCGTCTGGTAAAAGAATCAGCGCACACGATTACCAAATAAAAGCAATAACCCACGCAATAAAGAAGGAAAGAACACTTCTATTGTGTCCAACTGGTAGCGGTAAATCTCTGATCATTTACTGCTTGATGCGATTCTTCTTAGATCATATCAAACCAGAAAAAAAGATTCTTATTGTAGTTCCTACCGTTGGATTAGTCTCACAGATGTACAGTGACTTTGAGGATTACTCAAAGGAAAACAAATGGTCTGTTGGAAGACATTGCTATACGATTTCATCTGGTAAAGAAAAAGACACACACAAGCGTGTGGTGATTTCTACTTGGCAGAGCATCTATAAGATGCCAAAAGAATTCTTTGATCAGTTTGATATGGTAATTGGCGATGAATGTCACTTATTTAAAGCCAAATCTTTATCGTCACTTATGTCTAAACTTACAAGTTGCCCAATTCGTGTTGGTACAACGGGAACACTTGATGGAACCCATACACACAAATTAGTGGTAGAGGGATTATTTGGAAGGGTATTACATGTTACTACAACCGCTACACTCATTGAAAAGAATCTCTTATCAAATCTGTCTATTGACTGCATTCTACTTCAATACTCTGACAGAGATATTGAAGAAGCCAAACGAATGTTGTACAAAGAAGAAATAAAGTGGATTATTCTCAATAACAAACGAAACAAATTCATAAAAAATCTTTGCTCTAGTCTTAAAGGTAATACATTAGTTTTGTTTAACTTTGTAGAGTTGCATGGTAAGCCTCTCTATGATATGTTCAAAAAAGAAATACCAGATAAAGACATCTATTTCATTCATGGTGGAACTGATGTAGATCAACGAGAAGAAATAAGAAAGGTGGTAGATAAAAATGACAACTCTATTCTCTTGGCTTCCTATGGAACCTGTTCAACTGGCATTAATATTCGTAATATTCACAATGTCGTATTTGCTAGCCCGTCAAAATCTGTTGTTCGTGTTTTACAATCGATTGGAAGAGGTCTACGCAAAAGTGAAACGAAAACTGCGGTGAATGTTTACGACATTGGTGATGATTTAAGGCATAAGAAATATCGCAATCATTCACTGAACCATATGGATGAACGCATCCGAATATATACTAAAGAGAAGTTTAAGTATAAGTTGGTGTCGCTTCAACTCAAGGAGAACTGAATGGAACAAATCTATAAAGTAATCAAACTAAGAAGTGGTGAAGAACTGATTGCTGAGATTGCTAGTTCTGAAAATGATAAAGTGACTCTTCTTAAGCCTATGGTATTTAAGTCAATAGTGCTTCCTGATCCAATGGGTATGCCCAAGGAAGGTATTGTTCTTAAGAATTGGTTAGCATTCGGTAATCAAACAGAAACAACAATACCTTCAGATTTTATAGCCACAATTTTAGAACCAACGCAAGATGTCGTTTCTTATTATTTGGCTGAAAAAGAAAGACAAGGTGGTTATGAAAAAACACCACTTGACGAATTTACTAATCAAGTAAAACCAAAAATAACACCCGAGCAAGATATGAGCGCGGCTGATTATGAAGATATGATATCTGATATGTTTGATACCATTTTTAATGGTCTATCTGAACCAAAGAAAGATAGTTCAAAACCAAAAAAGAATAAGAACAAAAAAGATAAAGAAGAAGTAATTCATATGAGTATGATTTTTTCACCACAAGCATTGGCTCATATGATAAACGAAGGAATGATTGATCCTCGTGATATTATGGATATGATAAAACACTTCAACTTGGATAAACCAAAAAAGAAGAAGAAAAATAATCGTGAATCAATTAATGATCAAAAATATACCGGGGAACAAAAAGACCGGAAAGATTTTGGTAATAAGTGGACGGATTGGAACCCCGATCCAACTGATGAAGACTATAAGTAATACTCAGAGTATTATTAAGTATCTTAGAGAAACTAATATCTTTCTCATACCATACACAGAAAGTGTAATAAAGTCGTCAAGAGAAATCAAGTGATTTTTCTTGATTTTCTCATAGGCGTGTTATAATACTCGCATAGGAAATAACTTATGGCTAAAAAGAAAATACTGAATAAGAACAAAAAACCAACGGAAAACAGTTCGTATTATTTTGTTGGGCATGTTGATTCTGATGGAGAAGTAACACCTCTCCTTCTTACTGATATAGAATACGAAAAAGCCAAAAAGAGAGCAGAAAAGAATCCAGAGGATGTTCCTGTTGATTTTATAGTTTTCTCTCAACAACATAGGAAACAAAATGGGTAAAAAGAAAAAGAAACAAGAAGAACAAGACGATATAGAAGACCTAGAGTTAGAAGAAATATTAGAAGAATCAGAAGTAATAGAGGAAGTCAAAAAAGATCATTATATTGATAATAAGGCTTTCTATAAAGAAATGGTAGAGTGGAAGCAACTCTGCAAAGACGCAGAAGAATCAGATGAATCGCGTCCTCCCATTACAAATTATATCGGTGAATGCTTCATGAATATTGCCGAGCATTTGTCTCGTAAAGCCAATTTTATGAACTATCCATATAGAGAAGAAATGGTATCTGATGGCATAGAAAACTGCCTGATGTATGCACATAATTTCGACCCAGAAAAATCAAAAAATCCATTTTCATATTTCACTCAGATAATCTATTATGCATTCCTGAGAAGAATAGAAAAGGAAAAGAAACAAGCCTATGTGAAGTTAAAGATGACTGAACTTCTTGATGACGGTTCTTTTCATAGGTGGTTCAAAGAAAACTATTTTGAAAAAGACAGCGTACAAGAGGCAATGACAGAGCATTTCCAGATATCAGAAAATGATATAAAGAAGTTTGAACCAAAGAAGAAAAAGAAAAAGCGCAAGAAATGAAGATTGCAATTATTAATGATACCCACTTTGGCGCCAGAAATGATTCGCCATTGTTTCTCGAATACTTCATGTCTTTCTTTGAGAAACAATTCTTTCCTTACTGCAAGGAACAGGGTATCACTAAAGTTTTACATTTAGGCGATTTAATGGATCGCCGTAAGTATGTGAACTTCCAAACTCTTGCGGAAGTTCGCAAGCGATTCATTGGTTGGTTTGAAGAAAATAATGTAGAGTTGCACTGTATTCTTGGAAACCATGACACATTCTACAAGAATACTAATCATATCAATTCTGTCCGTGAATTATTTGATTCTTCTGTTCATCTATATGAAGAACCAACTCTTCTTGAGTTTGATGGACTCAAGATTGCTATGATTCCGTGGATCAATAAAGAAAACGAACAAGCGTTTCAAACATTCATTAAGAGTTGTCCTGCATCAATCATTTGTGGACATTTTGAGTTAAATGGATATGAAGTAATTCAAGGAATCAACTTCGAAGGCGGCATGGATGATTCTATCTTTTCTTGCTATGATATGGTGCTATCTGGACACTTTCACGGCAAGGCATCCAAGAAGAATGTTCACTACCTAGGCACACAATATCAAATTACATTTTCTGATGCTCGTCTTGTCAAGGGCTTCCATGTTCTTGATACAGAAACCAGAGAGTTGGAATTCATCGAAAACCATGAGAGAATATATCATATTATTGCATATGATGATTCTAAACTAGATCCACTAGGCACGGACTTTTTGTATTACAAAAATTCATATGTAAAGGTTCTTGTAGCCAAAAAGAAAGATCCAGTTAAGTTTGATCTATGGGTTGATAAGATGGTTCAGGCTGGTGTGATTAACCTGAATATCGTTGAGGAAATGCCAGAGACTTCCACAGATGAGGTCGATGTAACTCAAGATACGATAAGCATTATCAATGAAGAAGTAGATAAACTTGAAATATCAGAAGATAAAGGTAAAATAAAATCATTGATTCATGAACTCTATATTGAGAGCCTTTCTACATGATTGTATTCAAGAAAATCAGATTTAAGAATTTCGGATCATTCGGTAATACATTTACAGAGATCTTTCTAGATTCAAGAAAGAATACGCTAGTTTCTGGTACAAACGGAAACGGTAAATCTTTTGCATTTCTAGATTCTATTACCTTTGCTCTATTTGGTAAACCATTCCGAAA